AATATATATACTATACAGTCTCCCTCAATAACCGCTCCCTCTATTGTCGGGTATACCGCCCCCCTCTTGCGTGTATGCGTAGGCGTGCATAATGCGTGCGGATGTGCGTGCGTACGTGAGGGTGTATGCTTACGTATGCGTGCGTTTGTGACACGATACGTGGCAACGGGTGTATATGTTTTCACGTTCATTTGTTGCTTGCTTGTCTTGATTTGTTACGACGTTCACGAGTTCGTACGTACGTGTGCTATGCGTATATGTGCGTATGTGACGTATGTGTATGTACGTATACGTGTATGTGTGTATGCGTATGTACCTACGGGCGTGAAGAGTTCGTCCCGATTTATTCCAGTAGGTCGCTTAAAGTGTATGCTTTTCTAAGTACATTATACCACAAAAAAACACGGACAAAACAGGACAATTAAAAAAAATTTAAGTATACGTAGTATACTGAAATTATTTTTAAAGAAACTTTGATTTGACAACTTAGGGCACAAGTGTTAAGATAGGTGGCAACTTGCGTGACAAAGCGACTTGTTAAGCAAGCACACCGGACGTAATGCGAGACGTAAACCGGTGGACGTGTTCGCACACGTTTATATGTTCATTGACAACTTTAAAATGCGTATGTATAGAACACCACCGCAAGCGGTCGACACGATAAGACTTGTTAAGCGGTTAAAGAGTGTTAGCGGTCGCACGCACTTGCATATGTGTTTGTTTATAGTCACACCGAGGTTATATGATACCGGGAGACTTAGCGAGTACGTACACGTATGCGTGTATACGTGCGTACGTCGTGGGAGTGGGAGAGATAGCAAGGCGACTTGAAACCTTGCGACCGGTTGATACGTATGTTAGGTACAAAGACGATGGCATATAGGTTAAGTGTAGGGAGTATGTGACTTTAAGCGACCAACGAGAGCGAGAAACTCTAAGACGATATATTGATATAGAAGGGAGAAAATAAGACACCAAAGAGAATATATTGAACAATACGGACTAGACGACGAACAAGACTTAAAACAAAACAAACTTTAATTATTAATGAATAGTTATGTCGCAACTTGCGACAAGAATGGGGGAATTGATATGACATTAATATTTAATAAAAGACTAGGAGACGACGCACCGCACACTATTTTAGGTTATCACTCAAGCGGTTATATATTCGATATGAGTGATTATAAAGTGCGTACTGACTTAGACGACGAAAACACTCAAACAATAGGTTGGGAGTTAGAAATCTCAAGAGGTGATAAACCTATAACACAAACAATGATAGAAAAAATGTTCGAAATATGTCCGTTTATTCAAATAAGCGACGATAGTACTATACCGGGTAATCACACCGCTGAATTACAAACCGCACCTATGACAATAAACGCAATTAAAGAGAGTGGACTTTTAGACTTATTAAAGTACTTTAGGGAGCACGACTTTAAAGCGAGTGCTGTCACAAACTTTGACACTGGACGTGGTTGCGGTGGACATATACATATATCTAAAGGCGACAAGTGGCAAGACATCGTTGCTTTAATGGTTATGTTCTTAGACCAAAACAAAGAGATAGTACAAATAATATGTAAAAGACCATTTACAAGTTATGCAATTAATAACTTAATGGACTTAGGTAAATCGGTTAAAAGATACTCATTAAAAGCGGTAAAAGATTTTACACTAGAATATTCTTATAGACACGAAAATATGATTAATTTACAACACGACGCAACAATAGAGTTTAGACTACCTATAGGAACATTAAACACTGAGACAAAAATGGCACACACTGAGTTTATAACTAACTTGTATAAATGTTGTGAAGACATTGTTAATGGTAGAGCGAGAATTGATAGACTAACTATTAATAAAGTATGTCAAGACGGGGAATATCTACCAAAATATATCAAAGATTTATGTATATCTTGTAGTAAAAAGTTAATAGTACTAGATAATGAATTGAAGAAAAGAATAAAAGTATTAGAGAGTGATAAACTAAAACTTATTAAAGTGTTATCACAATTACAATATGAGTTAAGCATATCTCGTGATAGCGAAATAAGACAAGGTTCTATTAATACAATATCAAATAGGTTCAATGAATTGACGCAAACTAACAACTTAGATATGGTACTTGTAACTATGAAACGTATGAAGGACGCAAATAGTATAAGTGACGGACTAGAAGAATATATCTTAACTCACAATAACAATATTGCTAAATATTATAAACAATTAAAAGAAGTAGTAAGCGAAGTTAATGTAGATAACATCTACTATAACATCGAAGAAGAAGTATAAAAGGAGGATGATAGTATGTGTGTAATAATAGCAAAAGATAAAAATGATAGACTACCAAACGTTAAAGAGTTAAAACAATGTTTTGACTATAACAATGACGGAGCGGGGTTTATGTATACTGATAATGGCAAAGTAATCATTGATAAAGGTTATATGACTTGGAACAGTTTTATAAAACATTTTAATAAACTTGTCACAAAGTATGACGACTTTGAAGGCAAATCATTAGTTATTCACTTTAGAATTGGCACAGGTGGTGGCAACAATGTTCATAACACCCACGGATACCCACTAACAAACAAAATAGACGAAATGCAAAAGACTTATAATACTTGTAGTATAGGACTTATGCACAATGGTATTATAAGTGACTATAGTCCACAAGAAGACTATTACAACGATACACAAGAGTTTATAAAGAGTTTTGTATATAACTTACAAAAGTTCGATAAAGAGTTCTATAAACGCAAATACTTTAGAGATATGATACTAGACAACTCACGTTCTAAATGGGCAATATTAGATAAAGACGATAATCTTTATACTATTGGTTCATTCTCAAAAGAAGACGGACTTGCGTTTAGTAACTTAAATCATAAACCTACAAAATACTATACATATTATGGTAATGGGTATTATACAACTCAAGAAAAAGCAACTGACGAATACGAAATAATGTTCGGAGAACAAGAAAAACTACCATTTTAATGGCACGACTTACGACAAAAGGAGGTAAAAAGAGTATGACGGCAAAAGAAATTAGAGACATTATTGATAATGTAGAAATCAAAAACAAAGAAGATTATGAAGAATTATATAATGTTTGCTATAAGATAGCGAATAGACAAAATGATAATACCTTCTTAGATATATTCATTGGAGGTATTCTTCATAATACAAACGCATATCAACTAAAAACTATATTACTAGATAAAGTAAACGAAATGACTAAAGGAGGTAACAAGTAATGAAAAAATATTATGCGGTAAATTATAATACATTAAACGTGTTTGACACGAAACAAGACTTAATAGACTTTTATAAAGGTTGTGCTATGTGCTCTGAGGGGCACGAGCAACACCGCTATATGCAAATTGTAATGGAGGTTTTAGGTTATGACAAATGTCACATCGGGACTGACATCGAAGATGAATACGACGAAATGGTTAATAAAGTAAACGTTTATAAAAATAATAAATGGAGAAATATCAAAATTGAAGGCACTAATTATATGAGTGCAATAGTAAACTATGAGGAGGGTTTATATGAATAAATTATATGATAATGGCACAATGCTATTAGGTAATGTTAATGATATTATTCTTGACATTGAGAGAAATATTAAATCATTAAACGAAAACTTATATGGCGAAATGATAGACGAATATCAAGAATTATTAAACGATATTGTCACAGCACGTGACAAAGACCACGCAAAATATGTAATGGTTAATTACGATAATCCTATGGGTTATACCTTTGAATATTGGACTGACGAAGAAGAAGATTTATCTTATGACTTTAATTATGAGGTAAAAGATTATGTAGAAAACGAAATACAATACATTAAAGAACAAATGTGCAATGGTTATGATATGGAGGACTATGCTAAAGACTTAGTATATCTAAATGGACTAACTGATAAAGATATTAAACACATCGCCGAAAAAGTATTTTATGACGAACAACTTAATGAAACAACAAACGATATGATACATTATTATTTATATCATAATGATAAATATATTAAAGGAGGTGATTTAAGTGGCAACACGCACGTATAATACTACTAAATCAATAAAGAAACAAAGACTAATATACAATTATTGTAAAACTAAAATTGAAAATGGAGAAACTTTTAAATTAAAAGATATTGTTAATGACTTAAACATTTCAAAGAGTTCAACTATTGAATATTTACAAGAAATATCAAGAAGAAATAAGAAATTTGTTTATCAAAACGGGAACGTTGTTATCGTTGGTCTTGGTACTAATATGGCAAACAATGTTGCGTTATTCAAACAAGAAAATGTTAAAAGTGTTACAAAGTGTGACATAAACATTGAAAAGTATGACAAAAACGTTAAAGATATAATCGCTGATTATATTCTTAATTCTAATGTAAAAACAAGAGAAGAAATCGTTAATTATGTTAATGCTATTATGAATATTACTGATAAACTAAGAGAAAAATTACTAAAGGAGGGCAACTAATGGCAAGAAACTATAGCGAAGACGCACTAAAACATAAAAGAGAGTACGATATTAAGTATTTAAAAGATAACTATGGACAATTACGTATATCTATGCGAAAAGAAGAGTTAGAAGACGTTAAAAACACTTTAAAAGAGTATGGTTTTAGTAACATTCAGTTCATTAGACTATGTATTAAGTTATTAAAAGAGGGCAAAATTAAAAAGGACTAATGTCCTTTTTTAATACCTCTATAAAACTTTTTTTGGGCACTACCTTCGGCATAATGTAGATACTCGTCTATTTCTTTCCATTTCCATTTCAATTCGTTACGTAGAAACTCTATCATAAGAAGGTCATCATATTTGTATAGTCGCTTAACCTCTTCGTTGTAGTATTTTATCCACACGATTAGGTTGTCACGCAATTCTTGTATTTCTTTGTCGAGTTCTACGTCTTTAATCATATATAAAGCAAACTTATCAACTATGTTACGACTTGTATCTACCATTGTGCTCTTTAATAATGGACTACCCGGTTGAGTTCTTTCAAAGTTCAACTGCTTTTTTTCTAATAAAAAGTTCAATCTATTATCAATCTCAAGGACTTTGTTCCTTATTTCTTTTAAACTTGGCAATGATGTCATTTTAGTCTCCTTTTATATATTTAATTTCTACATCTACGTAGTCGTCTTTGCTTTCTTTGTATATATGTGTAATTTTTTGGATATACTTGACGTTATCGTCAGGTATTTTTTTTGCTCTTACAAGACCATCTATAATATTTTTAGGCAATTTACCATCTAAATCAGCCGTCTTTGACTTGATATACCACGTAAATACTAATTCAATAGGGTATTTTTCTATTTTTGGTATTCGTGTAAAGGCTAATCGAGACAATTCTGTCTCTTTTTGTTTTGTTTTATTGGCATAAAAGTAATTAGTTCTACATTTATTGACGTAATTGTTGACATTATCAAACTTATAATTAATCGTTACTTTCATATTTACTCCTTTATAGTGTGAATACCTTGCTCCTCACACTCACGAATTATACCATCCATATACCTTCCAAATTGTATTGTTGTCATTTTGCGTGACGGAACGTATATCTTATAAAACGTATATTGTCGCCCGTTTTGACCAACTCTTTTATCAATTTCTTCATAATAGTCAAAATATTTACCCGGGTCTATCTCACTTAGTAATGATACTACGTCATAATCTGAGTATTCTTTTATTAATCGGTCGTGCAATTCTTCATTTCCTATATTCAACTTCTTTGCTAACTGTCTTTGTAAGACCCAACTCATATCATTTTGTGACAGTTTTCTTTTCTTTGTTACAGGAGATAATTCTAAGTTAATTGTCTCCTGTTTCATTAGTTTGTTTATTTCGTCCTCGTCAAACATATCACTATTTAGTATTTTAAGGGTTATTTCAGGCTTTTTATCAATGTAATCATATGATATACCCTCTATCTTACAAATACCTTTCATATGGTCTCCCAACTATGATGTTTGAAACTTCAATATTTGCTCTTTTAAACAACATCTTTAGTTCTAATAGGTGAAATACCTTCACTGGTGGATAAATATATATTGTTTTCTCATCTAAATCATAATAAATTTCATATGGTAACTCTTTAAATATTCTCATTTTTGCCTCTTTTCTTGCTGTTCTTTCACTTTTATTGCGTCAGAGGTCAAATAATACCACGTTAAATTGTTATTTATGGTTGTTATTATTTGTTCTCTCATTTGTTTTAAGTCTTCTAAACTCATATCAACATATAAATCTTCATCATTAAGATATTCTTCTCTTATAGTTTTGCCTATAATATAATCATAATCAGTTGGTGTAAATAAGTTATTCATTATCTTCCACCTTTTCTATTAAATCTGCTTGTATTAAGTCATATAAGTTGTTTAGTCTTATTTTTGTTAGATTATTTCCAACACCAAATTGGTTCTCTAATATTACTCTTGTATATCTATCAAATAGTAATTCTTTATAAGACCATATAAAATCATCTTTTGGTGTATCACAATTTAATGTTCTTAAATCTACATTATCTTTAATCTTTAACATTATCTTCACCATTTATATCTTCCATTACTAATTTAACTAAATCATATAAACTTATCCATTCGCCACCAAGCATTATTTTAACTCGTTTTATTTTTAATATTAATTCTTCCTTAGTCATTATTATCACCTCTTAATAACCGTGTGGTCTTGAATTTTTATAATGGTTCCACGCTTTACAAGGGTTGCAATTATATTCTCTACAAATATAATCTATTCCCCACATAATTTGATGTTCCCAAGTATTTGTTCCATAATATTTTGCTATTGAACATTGATATGCTTGTGGTATTCCACAAACACCACTCTTTTCATTATAAGAGTTTGGGTTCCAATTACTTTCGTGTTCCCATAACCAATCTAAACACTGCATTTGTGTATCATTATAACCGCCTTTTTCTTTAGCATATGCCATATATTCTTGCTTACTTGCTGTCGCAACTTGTGACGGTTTTTTTGTTTTCTTTGTGGTTTTGACAGTCGTCGTTGTGGTTTTAACAGTAGTTGTTGTTTCACTTGTTGTTGTTTGTGTTGTTGTTTCGTTTTTGTTGGTTTTGTTTGCCTTTCCGCCTAAATAATTAAGCGTTATTATTCCCGCTACAGTAATAATTATTAAAATTATTAGTACTGTGTTTTCGTTGTATTTCATTATAAAATTCCTTTCTAATGTAATTACCCTTCCAGTTCTTTGTTTTTAATATTTACCCCTGCTTCGTCGATTTGCTTCTTCAACATTTGATTTTCTTTTTCTATATAACTTAATTCTTGATTTGGTTTCTTTAAAATCCATCTTGGATGGAGAAGGATAAAATCCATCTCTGGATAATCCTTCTTTATTTTTAACATAAGTTCTTCACTACAACCCTTCTTGCCATTAAATATATCATAGCAATAACTACTTGCTATCCCATATTTCTCGGCTCTTTTGTTGTAAGTCTCCATATTATTCCTCCTCGAATAATTTATTTTTAACTTTGTCAGTTATACTTACTATAGCGTCTATATAACTTACAATGTCGTCACGTGTTGTGACATTAGAATTGATAATATATTCAGAAATTACCTTTTTAACCGCTAAATCATACTTCTCCTTAGAGCAAGAACGTTTTACAGTATTAACTGTTTTGGTTGCTTTTTCTTCTTGTTTAACATATTTGGTTTCTTTTCCTGTTGTGCTTTTAACACTTGGGATGTTCACCATTAATATTTTACCTTTACGATATATTACTTTGTTTTCTTTATCTAATTGTTTTAGTACATTTTGCATAGTAGATATACTAAAACCTAATCTCATACTTATATTTGTTAAATTTGGTAGTTTCTTATTATCATTAACTAGTTCAACTAAGTAACTATATACTTCCATCTTCTTTTCAATTCTTGATTTAGTAGTTCTATTCATTTTCTTCACTACTACATTTCCATTATTTTTTAATTCCATAATCTTTTCATTTCCTTTCTTAATCTAGTGTGTCTATAACTTTCTCTAGTATACCTTTTTCTTTATCTTTTATATACCAGTCTATATTAAACATACTTTCTTCGTTTAATTTTTTTACATATTCTTCCAGTTTTTCTACGTTGCCATCATAATCTTTTATTTGGTAGTAATAGTATCTAATAACGCCATAACTATCTTTATTTATTAATTCAATTTCATAATCGTTCATTATTCTTTTCTATTTCCTTTCTTAGTTTGTATATAAAGTATTCTTTAGTATTATTTAACACTTTATTTTTACAATACCCACATATTTTATAGTCCCTTTGTACTTCCATAAATATTGTATGACCACAAACTTTGCACTTTACATTTAACTTATCTAATTTAGACTGTGCTTTTTTATCAATAATTTGCTTATGGTTGTAGCGTTTAGAACGGTAAGTCGTCATCAGTTAATGTTACCTCGTCTGTTGTTATGCTGTCGTTTCCATTTATAATGTCATAATCTAATACCATTAAGTAGTCATACTTGTTGCCATCAACTTCATAAAAACTTAAAAATGAATTATTAATCATAATGTCGCAACTGTCGTTTGGTTCTTTATCTTTCATAAACCTAATTCTTTTGCTCATATAATCATATGTTCCGTCTTGTTTCTTTGTTGATATAGAATAACTCCACGATACGTTTCCGTTCTCGTTTACGTTTCTCCATACTTTTAATCTATCGGTTGTTAGTTTTATCATTCAAAGTCCTCCTCTCCTAACAAACAATTATCTTCTAATCTCTTTTTATCTCTTCTAAACTTATCTATCGCTTGTTTGATTTCTTCTATCCAGTCTTCAAACTCGTCTAAGTTCACGTCATAAATTGTTAGTAATTCGGGTCTAAATTCTTCGTCGAAGTCTTTAGGTCTCTCATATACACTTAATTTGCCTTTTTTATAGTCATATTCCATCATATAAAATAGTAATTGCACTAAGTAATATTTATAAGTTCTTAATCTTTTATGTATCTTGCTTGTTGTCTTAATCTCAATTATTTCCTCAATATTCTTATCAATACCATCTACGTGACATCTAATGTCGCCATTTATTTTCATATCTTCTATAAAATTGGTACTATAAGTGTCATTTATATAATCTCTTATTTTTTCTTCCATTACATTGCCATAATAAATGTAAGGATTATCAACTTTCTCCGGTTCTTCTATACCTACTTTTTCTTTTAAGAGTTGATAATACGTTTTAAAGGGAGATATACCCATAATGATAGGTATATCCGACCCGCCTATATATAGATTTCTATCTTCTTCTACAGTCTTTTGCATTATTCAGATACTTTTAAATTAGTTAAGACCTTTTTATAGTCTTCTTCTTTGGATGTTTTGCTTAATTTATTATCTTTAGCAACTACTTCAATATCTAGTTCTTTTTCTTTGCAGTATTGAATTAATTGTTCTCTATATGTAGGTTCTTTCTCGGCTTTAGAATAGCCTTTTTCTGGACTACCCTCAGCGTCTGGGTCATCCCCTGTGGCAATTTTATATGCTTTCATTAACGCATATTTATCAGCGTATGTCATTGCTTTACCGGGTGCTTTATCTCCTGTGTCAAGACCATCGCCATATGTTTTAACATCAATAAATTCCTCAGGTTTTTCAGTGTTTACAAACCTATATGTTGTTTCAATTCTCATAAATAATGTATTAGTTTTAGTTATTTTTTCTTTATATTCTGTTTCTTTAACTAAAATATCACTATCTACGATTGTTCTATCTACTGGGTAAGAATAAACCTTATACTTTTCTTCTAAAGGTTTTACAGCGTCAAGAATATCTTTTTCTTGTACCGCTTTATAACTTCTTCCACCACCCATATCTACATTTAAGTTTTTTGCTACTACACCTAATTCATTTGTAATAGCACTCATTTTTTCAAATATATTCACTATATTTCCTCCTTTAATAAATCGTCTATTAATCTTTCTAATTCTTCGTCAATTTCAACTTTATAGTCAGGGTCTTGTTTTATTTTTAATATGTCTCTTTCCGCCTTTAAAACGGCGTTTTCCTTTATTAGTTTATTAATAAAACTCATATATTCATATTCTCTTGCGTCGTCGCCTATTATTCTAATCATTAATGTAATAATCATAGCAATTAAACATACTATTGCAATTATATAAACTGTCATATTATTCCTCAATTCTTTTAATAAGTCCACTTGCCAACTTATTAAGACTTTCTCTATTTCTTTCTTGTATTGCTAACATATCTTCGGTGTCATTTATAATAGCACTTTCATATTTAATTAAGTCTTGCTTTTCACTTTCAAAACTCTTAATAAAAGCACTTCTTAAATTATATTTTCTAGTCTCGTCAGCGACACATATGTCAAAAAAACCTAATCTACTAACAATATTTCTTGTAATAGGAGTTAAACTTGCTAACGCCTCATCTTCTCTATAACTTCCGTATTTACGTACACTTTCTATTACTTTCTCCCACTCTTCGTCCGCTTTTAAATTAGCACAAGGAGAGTTTTGTAAGGTAATTAATTCTCTTATCTCAGCAATACTAGGGAAGTATTTACATTGATTTATTGCTTGTATAACAGCATTTTTAAATAAGCCTATATCAGTTCTTTTAAAAAAGTCATACCATATTGCCAATAAATCGTTATTAAGTTCTTTATTATATGCTGTAAATAAATATTGCATTATTTTACTAAATTCTTTTATATCCATTAGTCTATTAAACCTCTTTTCAACATTTCTTGATAATCTTCACTAGCACTTATAATGCCAGAAGTATTTAAGTCTTTATTAGTATATTCGTCATCCCAACGTTGTTGGTGAAACCAAGTAGAACCATTGAGAATATATTGTTGTTGTTTCTTATTAATTTTTAAATAATAAAGGTAATTATTAAGACCTTCTTCTATCTTTTCGTATGTAATTCCACTCTTTCTTGCTTTAATAAAATCTCTTTTTGCATTATTTTTGCCTTTTTTGTTAGGATAAATTGACCAAATCTTATCAAACTCTTGTGCAAAATTGACTTCATTTTTGCACGATATATTATATATACTATTCTCTTCTATTCTATTCTCTTCTATTCTATTCTCTTCTATTCTATTCTCTCTTAGCATTGGCTTAGCACTTGCTAAGCAAGGTTCTTTTAACTCATATCTTTCATTGATTAATTTTAGTAGTTTTAATTCGTCTACATATTCAGTTTCATTAATTCTTCTACTATCTAACCAATTATTTTTATTCCAGTCAGTTATTACAATAACTCCACTTTCAAAAGGAATAAAATAGCCTTTAGCAATTAAGATTTTAAAATCGTCATCAGTAAAACCACATACTTTTTGTAAACGTCTAGGTTGAAAAAACCCTTTGTCGTCAGCACTCATACCTGCCATAAAATATAATGCTTTGCTTGAATTAGGCAAGTCAGTAAACTTATCACTTTCTACAACCCTTTTATCAAACATTCTTTTTTGTGCCATATAACCTCCTGTTTGTTATTGTTTTTTTAAAATAAGTATTAATGCTCGCTATTTATCACTCCTTACTAATCGCCATCACATTTATTGCTTTGACTTTATGTTTCCATTATAATCGCATAAATGGTAATATGCAATACATTTTTAGCAATTTTTTAAAAAAGTTATTTAAGTATTAAATTAGAGACGTTTATATCTTTACCTTCTATTTATATTAAGTTATAATTAAAGTGTCTAATATGTACCTTAAAATTAATTTTAGAGGTATATTTGAGTATAGGAGCGAAGTATGAAACACAAAAGTAGTAAATTAAGAAAATTAGAGAGTAAAAGAACATCAATTTTAACAAACGATTTTGAACATTGTATAATATGCAAAAATCAGGCAACTGATATTAATGAAATATTTATGGGTAGAAACAGATTAAACTCTATTAAGTATGGTTTATGTATTCCTTTATGTAGGGAATGTCATAATAAATATCACAACGATAGAAATATGCAACTATTTTGGATGAGAGAGGGATTTAAAATATTTGTATTAACACACTCTTATAAAGAATTTCAAGATATTTTTAAATATATAAAAGGACTAGATATTTTCTAATCCTTTATTATCCACAAAAACTCGGCTGGGCGTCGTCTACAATCAAAACTATCATAAATCACACCATAGACGGAACAAGTAATATGACCACTCATTGTTATAAGACAAATCTTATCTGAATACTCATTTGCTACTTGTCCTACTGTTCCAGTTACATTTATTCTCTTATATCGCTCGTTTAGATATTCTCTTATAAAATATTTATCGTCCATCATCGTGCCTTTTTCTTGTGCTAAATTACTAAGTTTGTCATATGTCTCGTCCCAAGTATTACCTTCTGCTAGACTAATAGCCCTAATAGTACAATCGTTTACAAAATTGCCTAATATATTGGCGTTGTAAAATCTATACATTACATTTGTGCTATTCTTTGAGCAGTTTGTCTAATCATTTCGATTTCTTCTTGAGATTGTGCGTCTTCTCTTAACATACGTGCAAAGTCTTCCATACTTTCTAACATATATTTAAGACTTCTTTTAGTATCTTCATTATGACCATATCTTTCTCTACCATATTCATATCTTCCATAGTCATCATACATTCTATCTAAATGACCATATCCACGATATTTCATATCTCTACCTCTTCTCCCATAGTCGTTGTAGTCATTGTATCTTCTGCCATAATCGTTATAATCATTATATCTCATACACTCATCCTCCTTTGCCATATGTCTTATTTTTGCTAGTTTGTAGACGTATTCTACATTGTTTCCGTCTATATTATCTATAATTTCATCTAATTTCTTTTCAGTTACTTGAATTATTTTTTCTTCCACTTTCATTACTCCTTTCTTTAAGGATATTCAAAATCTCATTTTGTTGTTTTATTATTTTGTCAAAATATTCTGTATCTTGTTTTTGTAGTTCTTGCATTAAATCTACATTATTATAGTCTTTAAATAATATTTGCAAACTTAATGCTTGTAAAATTAATGCTAAATTATCTACATTATTACGCATATCTCTTTATTGTTATATTAGCGTTTTTAACGATTGGTATTTGAGTATCAGTAGCAGTTCCATCATATATTATTGAAGGTATACTTCTTACAGTTATTGATACAGTACCTCTACCACATACTCTTATATATTTAGTAGAAGACACATTTGTATAAACTCCAACTTCAACAGGTGTGTCCATTTCAGTGCCATTGACTTGAGTTCCGTCAGCAAAAATTGCTAAGCCGATATTTCCTGCTGTAGCACTAGTAACATTGCCATTAAATGTTATTTCATATATTCCACCACCTAATATATTAAAAGTAGCAGAACCTTCATTATGATTTAACCAACCATTAAAACAATTAGCACTGTTAGTTCTTAAGTCAGTATCACTAAATGTGATAACATCTTCATTTGATTTTAAAACTGACTCTTGTTCTTGTACGCTTTGTATCATAATATTTCTCCTTTCATAAAATAAAAGAGATAGGTCTTGCCTATCTCATAAATTAGCAAGTTCCATTAAGGCTTGTCTATTGACATTTTGCTATACTATTGTGTTTCCATAAAACCCGTTACCATAAAATGAGTTATAGCCTACGTAAGGGGAACCTGTTAGATAGGCAGGTACTGGATAGGGTCTCAATGCAGTAATTATGTTGTTTTCAGTTCTTTGGTCTGAAATAATATCTTTAGCAGATGTTAATTTATCTCTTAAATCTTGGATAGTGTTTTGAGTAATTAATGCTCTAGTTTGTTCACCGTCTTCACGAATTAGAGATTTTATGTCACAACAACAAGCGTCAACGTGTGCTTGGTTTTGTAATGCTTGAGTTAAGATATTTGTATTTAATTCATTTGTTTGAGTTAAAATATCTCTTTGAGTATTACATTCTGCTAATTGATTAGCATATCTGTTTTCTAATACTTCACTTCTTAAATTACAAACATCTTGTGCAACATTTGTGAACCCATTGGAAATTAAGTTAGATTGGTTTTGAAATCCATTATTTACGTCTCTTTGAGTAAATTCAGAAGAAATATAGTCAGTAGTTGCTACATTATTCCATCCGTTACCACCGAAACCAAATCCGTTATTTCCATTAAATAACAAAGCCAATAGTACGATTGCCCATATTGCGTTGTTGTCACCAAAGAAACCGTTATTACCATACATTGGATAGAAACCGTTTCCATTAGTAGTTGCTAATTCTACAGTAGGTTGTATACCGTTGTTTCCGTTCATCTTTTTACTCCTTTCTATATATCAACACTATTTTGTGTTAATACCACTTTGTATTTTATTTATAACATCGTCAGATATTCCCATCTGCTTGCCAATGTCAAATATTTTATTAATTTGCTCTGGAGTGTTACCTTTTGTTATTTGATTAAACATTTCGTAAGGGTTACTGCCATTATTTATCATATTCATTATCTGTTGTGCTTGTTGTGGACTTCTTATTTTCAACTGATTTAACATCATTGTTATTATTGGATTGTTCATTGTTTACCTCTTCTAACTTTTTTATTTTCATTTCTAACATTTCTATCTTAATATCTTTCTCGTCTTTTTCTATTAGTTCATTTAATTCATAGACTTTTACCTCTCCGTTTACTTTCTTAACCCATAAAACACTCATATCTTTAGAGAAAAATGGTGTATCTGCATATATAACTTCTTTATTTACAACGTCTATGTTATCAACAAATCTCATAGCGGTAGGTTGATTAAATTGAAAGTTTTGCATAATTGGAGTTTGTGGTATCTGTGATTTTAATTTTTCTAATTCTGCAATTTGATTATTAATCCTTTCAATACTTAATTGTGGGTTATAACTATATGAACCGTTTAACATTATTACATCTCCTTAAATTTAAAAAGGAGAACATTAAGTATTATATTAAAATACTATTTGTTCTCCTTTCTATCTAAATTATTGCATAAAAAAATAAGGTAAGATTGTTATACTCTTACCTTATTTCTATCATATTTTTCTAACTTGATTTCCTGATTTATCTTTGACACATATGTAGCAGTTTTCCATCTTACCCCACAAGTTTCCGTCACCATCTGTGGCAAAACCTGTTATATTTACTTCAACTCCTACCTTAAAGCGTGCCTTAGCATTAGGATTTGTACTTGTTAATTTTGGTTTAACCTTAGCCTTACATTCTTTAACTTTAACATAATTATTAGTTGCTACTTTAGCACTTGTTCTTATATATTTTTTCTTTAATGTTATATAAGAACCCTCAGTCCACGTATTATCGAAGTTCTTTTCTCCAATTAAATATGGATATGGGTCAACGTAAGTGTTTAAGTTTGGCATAACGGCTAAATGAAGGTGAGTAGCGGTTGCATTGCCTGTATCACCCATAAAACCTATTCTTTGACCTTTAGCAACTAATTGGTTCTTTTGTACTAATATAGAACCTTTTTTTAAGTGCATATAAACAGAATAATGTCCGTTAGCGTGTTTAATATAAACATAATAACCTGCTTTGCTAGAATGACCTGTTTTATATACTTTACCTTTTTCTATAGCAATTATATAGCAAGGAGTATTACCTTTATCATTTGGTCCTCGACTTATTAGGTCTTCTCCTCTATGTCCATCTTTTAAATCAAAAGGGCAAGTTTCCCAATGTTTCCCACTTTCTAAGACGGGGTTCACGACATTAGGAATATATTTCTTTTTCTTCGCCATAATTATTACCTCCTATTTTACCTCTGGCAAGCCCGTTGCTATTGAATTTAATATAGATAAAATACCTGCTAGAATACTAGCAGATAACACATATAGCCAATTAACTTCTTGTAAAACGACAGCAGTTCCAACGCTTGCTACAGCAGTTTGACATATAGTTCTTATTGCTCTAATACAAGACGCTTTCCAAAATTCTTTATTCATAATTTCCTCCTTAAAAAATGAAGATATTATAGTATCTTCATTATTTTATCTTTTATTTTCTTTATTTCTCTATTTATAGTACTCTCACTACAATGTTCTAATTGTGCCATTTTAGTTATAGAATAGTCTCTTAATCTATATTCTAGTATTCTTTCTTGTATTTCACTAAAGAACACTATTTCTTTAATTTTATTTAATTCGTCTTTTGTTAAGTCTAACTTTAACATAATACTCACCTTTCCGTGAGTCGTATTTTATAAAAAATAATAAATTAATCAATACCGTATAAAACGACCATTACCTAAGATTTACGTATATTATTACCTAATATTTTCATATTTTAATAATAAAAAAACTAAGCCATATACTTCTTAGTTTTAAAATAAATATCTCGTCTTCTATTATGTATTGTTCTTTCACTATAATGACACATTTTACTTATTTCTTCACAACTATAGCCTTGTACTAACTTTTTAAATATTTTATGTTCGCTCTTCTTTTTATTTAATATGTTTGAAGATAGAATGTATTTATACATCTCTGGTTCAAAATTGTATGTATAATGTATTAACTTCATATAATACCACCCCTTTCCAAATGGTTCAGTATTATATGCTACATATCTTAATTTGTCAAATTGCCTTTAAATCTTTTTTTATATTCTTCTTCTAATTCTTGTAAATAAACCTTTACGGCTCCGTTTCCGCCTTTATCTATATAGTCTCTTCCAACTGATATTCTCTCACTTAAAGGTATATTATCATTACATATTGTATTCTTCATTGTATTTAATGAGTTCTTTGTTAGTTCATCTCTTATTACTTTTATTTCTTGTTTTGTTTCTTCGTGTTGTTCTATTCTTAACTTATCCATCTCATTCATTTTATCATTAAATGGTTGGAGTGATTTATCTAATACTTTTTTGCCTACCTTTAAAGCAAAAACACATACAATACCACCTGCGGTTATAATACTAGCAAAATTAGTTAGTATATGTTGTATATCACCTATTGTTATATTTTCCATTGTTGTTCCCCTTTTCTAATTAAATATATTTGTTTTATATCCTATTATATATACAGGTATTAAAAAATAGTTATCTTCAAAACTTTGGTCTTTATTATACCCAAAACAAGCACCACTATTAAAATGTGTATCATCAGTTCTACTTATTGTTCTCATATAACCTGCAACACTTGTAAAATAACCACCATTAAATAAACCTATTTGACATCCTTTTGGTACTCTGCAAGAACCCCAAGTATCATTTTGATTACGAACTTTATAATATACTTCAAGTATGTCATAATCATCACTGCTTAATGTTATAGTATCATCGTGCATAGCACTTGTTGGGTCAGGATTTTCCCACAATAATGTTCCACCAAAATGTTCATTGCTATATTTACAACTATAACTATCAGTTTGACTATTATTATATGTACCTACTACACTTGCTTGTGTTGGTGCAGTTTCAGTTATTTTTTTTATTCTCATAATTAACCTCCTATTACATTTTTATTCCATATACCTTATATATTTTATAGTTATTACTATGATTTGTGCCACTATAATAATTACCTTGATATTGGTGTTGTATAGTTGTTTTTTGTGTACTAGAATTATAAGTTAATTTAAGCACGTCATATTCTTGGTACAACATATCGGCATATGAATGTGTACTTATTGTTAATACATTTTTGCCTGTATATAATAAACCTGTTCCTAAATCATCAGTAATCATTAAATAGTCATAATCAGTATAATTGCCATTAAACTCAATATTTCCTGTTTGACCACTTGTATTGCTAAATAAAACAACTCTATCATCACTTGCTTGTTCCCATCCACTAGGTATATCACTTACTTGTCCATCATAATCTACTATTGTACCGACAGGCATACTATCTAATGCTTTAATAGTTACATCATACCATTGTCCGTTATATTTATATTTCATATTATTCCTCCTAACTTATCTTCATTAGTACTATTTTGTATTGACAAGTGTCGCTAGTTAAATAACCGTAAGTACTATATAATGCAACTCCTGTTGGAACTAAAGTTATTAAATCCCAGTTTTCTTGGTTATCTAATAAATAATATCTATAATAACTCCATTGGCTATCGCTGTGTTTTTGCATATATGAAATAACTACACAATTATCTTTAGTAAATCCACTTGGATAAGGTATAACTACAAATAGTTCCCCATTAGTATATGTTCCTGATAATACAGCAATTTCATTATTAGCAAACGGTCCAAAATCATTATTTGGGTTTATCCATACTACTTCATTATTTGCCGGAGTAGTAGTACTTATTGCGACTTCTGCGTCTGCTTGTATTTGTATATCACCACTACCTAGCAATGATGTGCTATTAATTGTTTTAATATTTGTGCCACTAACTAATGTTTCTTGTTTCCCACCTAACGCAGTAGATAAATCAGTTTGGTCTGCAAGTGTTCCTGTAATATTACCCCACTCAGCACTTGTTTGAGTATTTGATATAACACCATTAGTTATATCTATTCCAGTACCAGCGGTATAAGTTGTATCAGTTGCACTTATTACATTACCACTTGAAATACTTACATTTGTTCCTGCTGTATAAGTAGTATCTGTAAATACCGCATTTGCAGGTACATCACTTGCTACTGTATGATTATTTACTTTCTCAGCATTATCTACAATACCGTTATCGTTTGTATCATAAGTTGCTTTAAGCATATCGCCAGAACCTTGACCATCTTCTCCGTCTCTTATTTGAGCAGTTGTAGTTCCACTTAAATCAGTAATAGTAATAGTCGCTATTTTGCCTTCTTTAGAGACACTTGCAGAAGGACTAAATCCGCTACTTCCTGTCTCTCCTTTTTCCCCGTTTAGTATATCGGCAGTAGTAGTACCAACAGCGTCTGTTATTGTAATAGTCGCTCCTGTTGATGTTGGTTCTATATTTGCTATAGGAGAAAAACCATCTTCACCTGGAGGACCTGGAGGACCGACAGGGTTAATCATACCCGAAAGTTCAATAGAAGGAGTTAATTCTCCTTGTAACTCTACTGCTTCTATATTTCCATTAAGCATTTATATCACCTGCCTCTGGATTTAATACAAACTCTTTGGCACCGTCTTCGTCATAGCCTATAATAGTTTGTACTTCTCCACTAGAGTCAATATAAACCTCATACCAATATGTTGCTGGCTTATTAATAATTTCACCTATTTTCATTTCAGCAGTTGTTATAGGTATCGAAACTACATTTGTTTCTTCTTCAACTTCTACAGTTTTATGGAAAATTATATCTTCTTCATCTTTCTTAGATGTAATTTTTAAACCTACAATTTCCCCGACTTTAAATGTGTATGGGTTTTTATTTTTATCTTTAGCAGTTACGTTAAGAGTAGTTGCGTCTCCTCTATTTATTTGTATTTGTTTTGTTCCACTATCATACTTAATCATTTTTACCATCCTCCTTTTTAAGTAGTTGTATTTCTTTCTTTAATTCTTCAATTTGTTCTTGCTGTTCTTGTATCGCTTTACAACAAACAGATATATAAGAATATAAATCAACTCCGTCGTTATTGTCATTAGTAACGTCTTTAGAGTATTTATATTTGTCTCCAATTACAAATCCAATGTGGTCTTTGTCACCATCTCCGTCTTTATATTTGAATTTATAAATATCTATGTCACGAATTATGTCTAAACCGCTTGGTAGTTTTCTGAAATCTGTCTTAAGTTCTTCCAAAGAACCTTGGCAAACACCGTTTGCACTATAAATATGACCGTTTGTAACTATATCAAATATACCGTTTCCATTATCTGCTATATAACATACTCTATTAATACCTGCACCAACAGTAACAAAACTTAGTTCGTCTGGATATAAGTCAGATTGTCTTGTACTATTTATAGCAGACACACTTTCATACGACATTGTTGTGTATCTGTCTGCTTCTCCAGTACCATCTTTTATTATTTTAAATGCAGGAGTTCCTATAGTATAGTTGTTTTTTAAAATCATTTTACCGTCGTTAGATAAATTAAAATGGTCAGATGTTATAGTTAAATCTTTAGAAGACATATTAATAACGTCTCCTTCGACGAATAACTTATTTGCAGATATTGTCTTAGTCGTAGTTCTGTTGTTGATAGAGTCGACTAATTTATCTCCATCGTCTGTAGATAAATAATTCAAACTATCTAACCAATCATCTATATTAAATGTTTCTCCTGTGGCTTTACCAGTTTTACATCTATATAAGATATGATTTGTATTATCAGCCCAAACATCGCCTATATCGTAAGGCGGTGTTGGTTGAACAACAAATACTCTTCTGTTGCCGTCGATAACATCTTGTGAAGCGTTTGCAATAGCAAGTGCTTGTGCACCTACAATATTTGTAACTTCTATCCAAGAATATACGTTATTTTCATATACAAACTTATATACCTTGCCTGTATCAGTATTGTAAAACAAATCTTCTAAGTGTTCTTTCTTATCGTCATCTGTTATCCAATTACTAGCAGGTACATTTAATAGTGTTGGAACATAACCATAAAACCAACTGGTTACGTTTCCGTCCAGTTGGTCTTTGATTAAGTCCATATTTTCTGTAGTTTTATCTACAAAATCTTCTAATATTCCGTTTGTATGAGTTAATTCTCCTTGAACCTCATATATTCTTTTAATACCTTTTTGATAACTATCTAAATTGTATTTGCGTAAAAGGTCTTCGACCGTATTACTTCTATTATAATCAGGCATTGCTATCACCTACTTCCAAGAAAATGTGCCTGTATTTTTGTCATAATCAAATCCTAAGTTAATTAGAATTGCTTTCTTTTGGTCATTTATTATATCTAAACTATTAACATAGTTGAATATATCAGTATTATAATCATTAAATGATTTATAATAAGTTCTTAAATACATAGCCTTTTGAGGTAATGACATATCCAATGAATTAATATATTCAAATGTTTCTTCTTTATCATTACTTGTATTATCTCTAATCTTCTTTAACTTATCATTAATTTCGTTATAAGCATAAACATTAGAGCCTGCTATAGTAGATTGAGTTAAACCATCCATTGAGAAATAGTCTTCTGGACTCATATCATACTTTTGAGCATATTCTTCTTGTTTTGCTTTAATTTTATCGTCTACCTCTGACCATACCAACTTGCCATTTTTCATTGTTGTATAGAACTCTTTGTCACCTATTGTGGCATAAGCGTCAGTATAATAACCAGTTTGATAGTCTTGCATAGCAAATTTAGCCAAATCATCAATTTGTCTTTGAATTAATCTTGCTTGTTGATACTTTTCAGAAGTAGATAAGTCAGAGTTTTGTATTTGTTTCTTTTCAGCATATAAAGCACTTATATCATTTCCTACTTTATCTAAGTATTTATATTGTAGTGATTTAACAAAAGCCTCTTCACTATCTTCGATAGAATTATATGTTTTGACTTCCTTTTGAAGTTCGTTTTTAACATCATAATATTGATTAACATACTTATTAGATATAGTACTATCTACAGTAAACTTTGATACAAACGGAGCAATTAAAGCATTTTTAACTACATTATCTGTATTACTTTCTGCATATGGTGTCATAATAGGCATTACAACATCACCTATACCTCCAGTATATTGGTCTAGTAAATAATCTATTTTCTTAGGAGAATAATTAAACGTTTTGCCTAACCACTTAGCAAGTGAAGTTGTCTTTTCGTCATATTGATAAGCGTCAGGGTAGTTTTCAAGTGTTGTACTAACAATTTTGCTACCACTCCAACTTTTGTTGTTTGCAACACTTATCAATGGAGATAATATATTATTCTCTAATGGGTTATTAGGAGCAACGTTGTTTAATATTTGTTCTCCGGTATCTTTTACTAAATCTTTAAGATTTTCATTACCTTTACCTATTTCAACCAAATGACGTGCTGTTGTACCAAATATACTCATTACACGTCCTTTAGGTATTCTTACAAATTGATTATCACTTGTTTTAAATAAATAATAATTATCTTTAACATAATCAGGAAGTTCTACGTAATCATCATCGTCATCTAATAAGAAATTGTTTATTAATGCAGGAGCAACTCCTAATAATGCTACTTTAGTTAATAATTGAATATATCCTTTAGCACCTGGTTGTCTAGTGAAATTTCTTATTTGTTTATCAAAACCTTGAACAGAAGCGTTCAAAAAGTTAAATCCGTTTCTGTTTAATATCTTAGTTATTTCACCACCTCTAGCAAAGTTAGTTGTAACTTCGGCAGAGTTATATAATGCTTCTTGTAATGTTCCTCCGTGTGCAAGTGTATTAAGATATTCTGTAAATCTTGGGGCTTGTTCAACTAATTCATTTATTGTTTGAATACCTCTAACAAATTTATTTTGAGATTTAACAAATTCTCCACTTTTAGTTTCAAAGTAAGTATTTGCTAAACCACCATTAGCAACATATTTTTGCCACTCTGGAGAGTTCTTTATCATCATACTTACAGCCTTAGGATAATTAGCATACATTTCTCCAGCACTAAATTTACTATTTAATGGAGCGTCTCCAATATCCTTAAAGAAGTTAGTAAATATAAATAATGGGTTTTTATCTGTTAATAATCCCCTTTGCAATCCAGATATACCTCTAATCGCTTTAAATGGAGCAAGACTTTCCCACTCTTTTGTTGTAGATGGTTTAATAGCGTCAGCAACTTCTTTTGTGACTTGCATTGTGACAGGAACACCATCTTTATAAACAGTATAGTTGTAAGTTCCGTCAGGATTTTGTACTAATGCGTTGTTTTCGCCTTCCATTGCTTGAGTTAATAATGTCTTAGTTTTACCTACAGTTCCACCTAAAACATTTAATAATTCTTGACCAGCAATGTTATCAGCGATTGCTCTTTCTGTTAATAATGCTTGTCTAGCCATAGCCTCTTTCATTGGTCTTATAGCCAAATTGCTTCCTTTTGCCTTTCTTATAGGAGAATTAACACCTACACCTTTAGAGTTGACTAATAAAGGATTTGTAGATGGTCCAATTTCTCTTGATATAGTTACATAATTGTTATATAACCAATCTCTAGCATTTTCTTTTGCTAGACCACCATCAATCATTTTTTGTAATTGATTATCGTTAAAAGTATATACGTCCTCAGCCCACTCTTTGAATTGAGAATATTTGTTCTCATATTCCTTAACTATTTGCTTTGATATTTTAGGCGTAACACTTTCGTCCCATACAGGCACTTTGTCATATCTTTCTATATTAAGTCTATGTGCTAAATAATCATCAAATTCAGTAGTTAATCCAGCGTCTTCAACTGGTTTAAATATATTATTAATAGATTTCCCTATTACATTACCATTTATATCTGTTTGAGCAGTTCCTATTTGATATTGCCCTTTTCCGTTACTCATACCTCTATTATTGAACTTAGCGTATAATTGGTTGTTTCCAGATACATCTGCTAATTCTTGAATAGGATGAAGTTTATCTACAAACGAAGTATAATTCTTTGATAATTCTTTACTAAATATATTTTGATTAGTTATTTGCTCAACAAACTTCTTTGCTTTTTTAGTAAATTGTTTTATAGGAGTACTTGGTTCTATATAAGTGCCTGGTTTAGTTGTTCCTGGTAACTTATCTGTAGACCTATATTCATCTTCACCTACTTTTGTCTCAACTTGTGACTTAACTTTTGGTTTTTCTTCAACTTTTGTCTCAGTCTTAGGAATTAATTTTTCAGCCTTTATATCTTTACCATATATATTAAAGTCTCCATATTCTTCTGTAGCCTCCTTAGATAATGAGTATCTCCAGTCAGGGTCTTCTGTAGGTTTTTTGTTTTCTACAGACTTAAATTGATTAGAATTAAATGTAACATATACATCGTGTGCTGACTCATCTTCGTGAGCACTTCCACCATAATCTATTACATTTTTGAATATAACTCCATCATAACCAGCATTATTCATAACATTATCTTTTATGATTTGAATAACAACATCGTTTGTTGTCATAATACGACCATAATTATCTGACAAATAGTTTTCTTCAAAATTATGACTAGCAATATCGTATAATGTATATTTCCCTACACCATTACTTACTAAATTTTTATATGTTTCTTTACCTAATACGTCTTCTATTTTATTAGAGAAGTAAGAGTCATTACTGCCATATTTTATGTTATCTTTCATACTTTCTCTCAACATATTGGTATATTGTTTTATTGTCAATTTATTAAAGTCTATGCCAATCTTTTTAAGTTTTTCTGTAAAATAACCGTGATAATTCTCAGGTATAAAATCATATAATAATGAATTTCCTGATGGAGTGTGTTCTGCAACTTTTGAAGGGTACATATCTAATAATCTTTTACCGTGTTTTTTTAGTACTGCGTCGTAATCAAGGTTACGTGGGCTAGCATAATTTATTATCTCTTCTACATTTCCTTGTATGTCATACTTCATTTCTTGAAGAAGATAATATGTTCTTTTACTATCAGATTTAAGATATTTATAATATTCCTTTTCTGACTCTTTTGCTAATTTTATTGCTCTATCTTTAAGTTCTGGGTTTTGATTAATCTTGTTAATAAAATCACTAATATAACCCTCTATATCAGATTTAACTCTATTCCAATAATTACCCTTTGCGTCTACTACATAAGGGTTTTTAATGTTTAAATATCCTTCATATTGAATATTGTGCATTACTGGTTTAATGACTTTTTGTATATCTTCTCTTACGTTTTTAAGTAAAGTTTCATCTGAATTGTAGTTTTGCTCTAAGATTTTATTGCCACTATCCCAATTATATAATTTTAATCTTATATAACCATCTTCGCTCTTTTCACTTAATTCATAATCATAAGGTATAAGACCTGCAAATCTGTTCTCTTCAATCCATTTTCTTGCTTCGTCAATACTATTTAATTTGCTAGGGTCTGCCATATTGTAACTTTGAACAGAACCATAGTCTGTATGACGTGAAGCATAACTACCTGACATAATTTTGTCATCTGAATAGTAATTTACAACTTGGTCTCTAAATCTATAATCATATGTTCCGACAGGGTTAAACTCATTAAATTGAACAAGAGGTTCAGTAGTTGTATGATAAACAGTCATTAAGTTGCCGTTTTCATCTACAACTTTCGATTTACCAAAGTACTTTTGTTGACCTTTAGTTAATTTTCTTCCCTTATTATCTGTTACATTACCTTCTTTATTTTGTTCGCTCAATGACAATTTAAACCCTTTGTTTTGTTCATAATTATCATTATAAGCCTTTTCATAAGCCTTAATTGCTTTATTTAATAATTGTTGTTCACGACTATTAATACCAAATATATCTTTAATATCATTAACTATATTCTTTAATGTATCAATAATCTTGTCAACAACGTTTTTGTTTTTAGAAACTCTATTTATAAACTCTTGGTCAGTAAATAAATATTTACCAATTAAATCTGAAACTAATTCTTCATTCAATTCTTCGTTAGACATATTAGGATAAACATCTTTAATCCTATCAGCAAACTTTTTATAGTCTTTTCTTTCTTCTGCTAAGTCTATTAAAGTGTTTTTTAAATCGTCCCAATTCTTAGAATTTCTAATAGCGTGACTTACTTCGTGACCAATTATAAAGTTAATAGCCTCAGGAGAGTCAATGTTTACGACAATCTTGCCGTCATCCATATACCCATTAATTGTCTCGCCTTTTTCTATCTTACCGTCTTTAATTAACTTTTTATATAATTTATCTAATCTTTCATTATTAGTAAACTCAAATTCTTTATTAATATGTTCAGACACTTTAGAAGCAACGTCCATTATTCTTTGAGTTTGTCTGCTGTTATTAAGTAAATTGCTTTCTTGTGCGTTTATAACAGTATTTCTAGCAAGTCCTTTATACTTACTAACGTCAGGAGTATAAGGATTAGCCATTGTTTCGTTTTTAATACCTTTAACGTTGTTCAAGTTTGCCATTGATTGTTGTAAGAATAAATTATCTTTAGTGTCTCTGTTGTATTTTCTTGCAATATTATCAACTATTCTTCTCACTTCTTTATAAGTATTATCATCTAACTTCTTTATTTTATTAACATTAGACAATATATCGTTTAAAGTAAGCGATATTATTTCACTTTCAGCAGAAGTCTCATCTAAACCTTGTTTCATTAATTGTTGTTTTAAAGGCTCATATGACTTGATTTCTTTAGAATACGATAAAATGGCTTCTCTACTATCGTTTGATAGTAATTTGTACCCCATTCCCTTTAATAACAACGTTTTAATAGGTTCTGTTGTCATTGAAGGATTAATTACTAATGTATTTCCATCCCAACGTGTTAATTCTTGTTGTTCTGGTTCAAAATCTACAGCAATTCCAGTGTCAAAACTTAATTGTGATATGTCATTTACCAAATCGTTATATAACATTCTTGATTGATTATCTAATGTTTGGTAATAACTCATAGATTTATCTCTAAAGTATTCTATGTTAATTAATAAATCTAACATTTTATCCTTTTCTTCTTCTGCTATCTTGCTTATTTCTTTATCTGTTACTTTCTTTCCTTGTTTTTGTAATTCAGCAACTCTATCACTTGTTCTTTCGTCTACTTTTCTTTGTTCTACATCAGTTAAATTAGTAATAAAATCTCTATTTGCTTTAATAGATTTAACAAATCCAGATGATTGCATAATTCCAGAAGATACAGCACCGGCAATAAATGAGTCAAGTAAATCTTCATCTTTCATTATTTGACCCAAATCTTTGTCTTTTTGATAAGTATAATACTTACCAAAGCCTTGAAGCACGCCAGATACTACTTCTTCTACACCTTCTGCTCCAGATTTTACGACATATTCAGATAAATTCTTTGCTAGTTTTGTCTTAAACTTGCTAGCAACTTTCTTAGCAAGTATATCATCAGCCTCAGATAGACCTTTACCTACACCTATTGTATTTAAGCCTCTACCTAAACCACCGAACATCATTTCTGAACCAGTTTCAGCAAGTGCAGAAATAATACCGTATTTCAACGCTTCGTCATCTGTTGCTCCGCTTTGATATGCTTCACTCATACCTGAACCCATTGAACTGGCAAATAATTCTCCGTTTGTCAATACTGATGAGCCAACTTTTCCTAGGTTAGCATATTCTCCTAAACCTGCTGTAGCCCATATTGTCATAGCATTACCTACCGCTCTTCCAATGTTGTCTATCTTGTCTCCAGATAATGAGTTTTCGTTTATACCGATTTTATTTTTAAGCCAGTTCATTGTTAGGCTTGTAGCATTTTCAGACGCTTGTTGTCTTCTTTCTTTTGCTTGGTCTTTATATCCTAAATAATCTTGAATATTTGCAATACCATAATTTGCTAAGTCTCCAAGACCTTCTCCCATAGACATAATACCTTCAACAACGTTAAGACCAATATCTCCCGCTGTACTACCAATAGATTTAGTTATATCGCCGAATTGATAGCCGTCTTTAAACGCTCCTGAATTTATCCAATTATCAAAGAAATTTGTTTTCTTTTCTTCTTGTTGGTTAGATAAAACGCTGGGCGTACCAGCGTAATATCTTTCACCTTTAGCGTTTCCGATAACACCGCCTTGTAAATATTCTTGTCCTTGACCGGTTCTTATCTTCTCCCACTCTAATTCATATTTATCTTTTTTAGCCATAGGATTAACTCCTTTCTAATCTATACCTAATAATCTTGTTACTATTCCACCTATTGTATAAGATTTTTTCTTGCTACTAGATGAATTATTACTCTTAGGATTGTTTGGACTGTAAGAAGAATAAATGTAACTTGCACCTTTTGCAGATAATTTGTCTTCTTGAACAGCCTTATCTAATACCCAAATTAGGTCTTTTTCTTGATAAGAGTGTTTCTCAAATGTATTATTGTACCAAGTCTTATCTTTTCCAGATAATAATGGAGTTTGCCATTGATATAATTCAGTAGTGCTACCATATTGTCCTGATATTCCGCTAGAACTTAATTTGCTGGTTTTTTTATTACCACCAGAGCCTCCAGAGCCACCAGAACCACCAGAATACTTAGATTGTAACGCCATTTGTTCGTTATATCTTCTTAACTCTTCTGCTTGTTGTTGTTCTTTCATTATTTGATTATATACAGTATTGTATTGGTCTTCATATCGAGCCGTAATAGTATTAGCATTTTTTAGTTTAGCCTCTGATAGAGAAGCAACTTTACTTAGATAATCTTGATTATTTTGTAATTCAAGTTGAAGTTTATTAAAAGCATTTTGAGCCTTTTGAGCGTCATTATCTTTAATTGCTTGGTCCATTGTTAAGTTATATTGCTCTATAGCCTTCATATAATTAGCATTACCTGTAGCAACTCTATTTTGATAAGCAGTACGTGCACCTAACATAGAGGTTTCACTTACACCAGAGTTTCCTAAACCAGCACTATATAATCTTTCGTTTTGTATTCCGTAAGGGTTAATATATGCTGTATAATCGTTTAACGCCTTTTTTTCTTCAACGTCTTTATTCTTTCCTGCTTCTTCTTTTTGTTGTTCAATAGTTATACGTTGACGTTCTAAATTAGCGTCTGCGTTTTGATTTTGTATTTTCTCTTGCTCTGCTATATACTCGTTTTGTTGATTTTTTAAACTTTCTGCTTCACTAATTAAACCTTCATACATTGAGTTGTTTTCTGCTAATGCTTTTTCTCGTTCGTTATATACGTTGTTTAACCTTTCTTGTTCACTACTATTTAAAGTCATAGCCATTTATATCACCTCTTTATATATCCTGCAATAAATCCTTGAACTGTTATATCAAACAATCCAAAAGGTTTATCAGAACTTATTTTAAATTGTAAGTTTCTAAACTTCTTATTCTTTACTTTATATACGCAATATCCATAAGTGTCTATTGCTTCTTTTGTCTTTCTTTCCACATCGTCGACTATTGATGTGACTTCTATTTCATCATTATCCATCTTTTTAAGATTAATAACACATCCTTTTTTGTTTGTTGTTTTAGTATAAGAAGGAGCGTCAAAATCATCCTTTCTAGTTACCCAGTAAGAATTAATGTTTTCTCCGTTGTCTGTATCTCCTTCTAACACATATATTTCACCATAAGCGTTAGATAAGAACAAATCTCCTCTATACTCAAACATATTATTAAATGGATAATATTCTTTATAAGAACCAGATGTTACTTCTTTAACAGGTAGTTCCCAATAGAACCACTCATATCCTACATCTGTATTATCTGCAAACTTTTGTCTCTTGTCCGCAAGATAGATATGAGAATTAAATAAACATAGTAAATATCCTTGCCACTCAGCAAGTACTACGTCGTTATAATTTTCTTCATTTACCATCTTAGGGTCTACCATACTAGAACGATGTTGTAATACTTGTTCTGAATATAGTGCAGTAGATGTAATACCTTCTAGTCCCATATCAGAAAAATATACTATATCATCATTAAAGTTTATTCCTGTACTAACACATCCTACAGATACATTACCTGTATTTGATGGATATATTTTATGGTCGTCCCCTAAACTCATATCTACTGATGGTACCATATAAAATATACTTGCTTGATTTTGATATGTTTCTTTGGCTACCCATAAAGCGTTGTTTCCAGCAATAATAGTTTTAACAGGAGCCAAATCTACACCCATATTTTGGTAAGCATTATCTCTTATATACCTAGGGTCGCTCAATTCACAATGGAATACAGCGTTAGGATAATCTGGATTACCAGAATAAAATATTCTATTATCAAACTGTGCAATTATAGTACAATTTGTTATTCTTTCTCTATATCCGCTCGCTGTGCGACTAAATTGTATGATTACTTTATCACTTTTGGCAGGGGCTGTGACAAAAGTTACAATTCCATTAGTCTTATCAACAGAATAATCCGTAGTTTGCGTCTTGACTACATTATTAATTGTAACTATCTCGTCGTAATCTGCGTCAAGACCGTCTATATCTAAGTGATATTCTGTCGAGATACCATCCCCAACGAATGTATTTTTCCTAATTCCTGTCAAGCAATTAACGTCTTGATATACATAATTCTGGTCTGTATCTTCATCTAAATTAACGCTTCCGTCAGGGTTTTTCCAATAAGATGTTGTAGGAATAGTTCCTTCTACATCTTTTAATGTTGTTCCATTATATTCTAGATAGTTAATACCATCCATAATGAACAATGTATCTTTAAACACAAAATAATTTGACTTTCTAACATTCATATTGTTGAAAAGTAGGGTTTTTTCAACAGGTTTATTTGGGAAGTTATCCCATTTATATAATTTAGTGCCTGCGTGCACCAATACGTGAGTAGTATTATTTAACTTATAAAAAAAGAGACCAAATATTTCGTAATCGAACTCACCGATTAACTCCATACCTGGTCTTGTTTGTATGCAGTCATCATCTAAATAATCTCTCCACATATTTAATGCGTCAGGCGAACGATATTTCGATACTATACCATTTGTAAAGTCTACACCTCTAAAGTTGGCATAGTTTCTAGTTAAGATTTTATTTAAACTACTTGCCATAAGTTCACCCCTTAAATATCGTCTCCACCATAAATATTTATGATACCTGCTGATTTTCTGTCGTCTATTGTTTGTTTTAACTCATTATATGTCTTTTCAAAATATGTTCCATAAACTGAAATCATATCTAATCTTAATATATCTCTTGCAATACCATAAGGCATTATCTCTTGTAAAACTAAATCTAAATCAAATTTAAAGTTTGTGTCATATTCATCTTGGTCTTCATCTTCTTCAAAAGTAACTTTAACCATTTTAGGATATTTATAATAATAAATTCTTACTGTACCAACAAAATCTTTTGGCAATTCTAAAGTGTTTTCGTCTATCATACTAAAATCGATAGTGCCAGTATATTCTTCACTTGGTACTAATATTATTTTATTTATTTGATAAATATCTTTAATTTCGTCACTTATAGTTATTATCTTATCGTCGTTTTCTTTAACCTCTATTTCTGCATTAGCAGGTATTTTGCGGTATTTCATTAAATCTAATTGAATAGAGTTTACTATTCCGTTGATTTTGTTTAATACGTCTTCATCCTCTGCTAAACCGCTAGCCTCTGGATAATATTCTTCTATAAGAGAGAATACTTTAATTTTCATTTCCTTTAGAGTCATAACTACCCCTCCTATACTATTGAGTTCTTATATATTTCTTTAACTTTTTTAATATCTTCTTCTAATTCTGTTAATGTTGTTATGTTATAACCTGATATTATAAATCCTTCGTTCTCATCCCATAAAAGAATAGTCCCAGAAGGCATTTTAATGGTCATTTTAGACTCTTCTTTTATGTCGTAAGGATTATTATCGTCAACCTCTTTATTACGCTCTACAATGGTTGTAAGCGTTAAATTCTCAAAGTGTTGTTTAATTGTACCGTCATCGGTACTTTCGTCAAAGGTTGTGTTTTCGTCAACCTTTATACCATAGTATTGTTTTAAATTTGGTTTTAATGTGTAATATTCTAATTTCTTTTCCATAATTTCTCCTTCTAAGGTCGAGAGAGGTGGAATTGCACCACCTTGCACACTAGTTCACTCGATAAAAGAGGGGATAACCCCTCTGATATTATAATGTAGTTTCTAATACAACGATTTCATCTGGTCTAACTACTTTAGCACCAAATCCGTATAGAGACTTGATTGCTTGAGAGAAAGCGTCTTGAACATCATATGCTTTAGTTTCTTTGATTTGTTCAACGAAAGCAATAGCGTGTGAAGTTCTTAAAATGTTGCAACGTACATCTTCTTCTGCTTCTGAATTACTTGATTTTGCTTTAGGTAGTAAGTTTTCAATAGTAACATAAGCGTTAGCATATTTTCCAACAGCACCCTTTCTTGCTAATTCAACGTTGTTTGTTAATAATTCAGTTAATGAAGGTCTAATAAATTTGAAGTAGTCAGGACATACTTCTAACCAATAAGAGTCAGTAACTCTATTGTTCTTACTATATAAGTAAGCAAATCCTTCTTCAATCTTATCAATAGCGTTAGCCTTTGTTGGAGTGAACTTAGCAACAGTTCCGATAGAACCGTCTTCTACTCCGTCTTTAACTAACTTAGCAACATATTTGTCTCCTTCTTCTGATAATGCTCTAGCACCTTCTAATGCAGAAGCCTCCATAGCACCTGGAACTGTTTGTGCTTTGTAAACGTCGTCCATTTCAATATTGAAGTATTTGAATTGGTCGATTACTAATGCTTGTCTAGTAGCGTCTACAGCGTCTCTTTGGATGTCAGTACCTGGAACATAAGTTCTAACAGTTGGTCTAACAGCGTTTAAGATGTAAACAGTATCTGCATTTTTTGAGTCCCTTTCGTATTTGAAATCACAGTGATTTCTTAATGATGTAATAGTAGTTAAGGCGTGTTCATAAGCCTTATGCCAAATTTTTTGTGTAGCAACAGTTATTGCCATATTTTATCATCCTTCCTATATATTATTTCTTGTTTGAGTTTTCCTCAATTTTGCCCATATTGCTGGGTCGTCTAGGTCTTCGTCTGTTAATGCTTCTATTTCTTCGTCTGTAAAATATTCATTAGATGTCTTAGAAACATTAGATAAATCCCCTGGAGTTTGTACCTTGGTTTCTTTTACTCCAGTATACATATCATATATCTTATCAATAGCAACATTTCTGTTAAATTGACTTCTATATTCTATGAAACTTTCGTCATCAAGAATACTAGGGTCGATATTCAAACCTTTTAATGTTTTAATATCTTTTTGTTTGTCGATTGACTCGACTAATTTAGTAAATACAAGTTTATCCTTGTAATTAAGGTTGTCGTAACCAATAGACGCTAATCTGTTAGCCTCTTCTTCGGTTGCTTTAAATCCTTCTTTTATAATATCTTCACTGTCTGTAGTTGCTAGATATTCAAGGTATTCCTTGTCTTCACTAACATATTGTTCTGGTAGAGATACTCCTTCGTCAGTATAAAGTTTTCTTAACTTTGTGTTGACTTCTTCGATTGTTTCTCCGCCTAATTGAGACTTTAATACATTTTCAGTGTCTCTATATTTGTCGATTTCACGATTGATTTTTCTCATCTTTCTCGCTACTCTCCTATCAGCAATTTCATTTACAGCCTTATTAAATTCTTCGTCTGTATAGAATTTGCCTTGAGGTTCTTCTTCTGCCTTGACTTCAACTCCTTCTGGAGTTTCATCAACTACAGTTTCTTCCTCTTGAGTTATTTCTTCTGTAGTTTCCTCTTCTACGTTTTCAATATCTTCCGATATAAGTGTTGAACTATTATATTCTTCCATAGTCCTATCCTTTCTATTTATACGGGTTTGCTTCCCTCACCATACATTTAATGTCGATATGCTAGACAATTTTGGTGGTCATTATAAGATTTCCCTTACTTTAACCATATAAAAAGGAGCAATTACGCTCCTAAATTGACATTGTTTGAGACATCAGTTTTATTTCTGTCACTACCATATGACGTATTTCGTGCCTCTTGTAAGGCTTGTGCCATCATAGCACTACCTTGGTCTTGTATATCTGCTATTTGATTAGCGTCAGCAATTTGTGCTTGTTGGAAGTTCATTAACTCAGTTGCTTGCATATCAATAGCGTTGATTTGTGCTTGTTTTTCTCTTCTTTCTTTTAGTATCTTCTCTAGTTTTACTTTAGATTGAACACTATCAGAGTCAAGAGCCTCAACATATTCTTCAAATGATATAAATCCTGCTTGCATTAAGTTTTCTAATGATAACTCTTGAGCATATCTATCATATGCACCTCTTGGAGTTATATCTACTTTAACAAAAGCGTCTAATCTCTTCATAACATTCTTGTCTACTGGTTGTTCTACAATTATTTCTTCGCCTGTTATAGGGTCTTTTTCATTATAGAATACAACAATGTCTGCGGAATTCTTTTTCCAATATTCATACCAAATTCTTGCTATATCTTCCAAGAATTTCTTTAAACCAATTACTTGGTCGTTTAATGGTTGATTTTGTGCTTGTTGTACTGCTAAGATTGCTCTACCAGAAGCACTTGATGGGTCTATATTACCAGTTGTTGCTTCTGATACGTTAGATAAGTCTTTAGATAATGTGATAAGTTCTGCTTGAACTTTCTCAGCGTCTGTAGACATTTGAGCAGGAGTTGTATTCATAAATACATCTGACGCTCTTGTACTACCCATATCTTTAAATCTTATTGTTGCACCTATTTTATTAACATCTTGAATATTTGAAATAGAGTCTTCATTAACTACTTTTTGAGGATATGCTACGTTTTTAACTGTTACAGCACGTCTCATAATAGTTTTGTTTATTTCCATTTGGTTTGCTTTTAAATATTCAACTTCTCCTACACCTCTAGCAGAACCATCTCTTTCTTCCCAGTTCCATACAGCAAAAGGATATAGTTTAATGCCCATATCTTCGTCTTCTTCTATATCTAAAAATTTAACACTTCTTGAATAATGAACATTACCTTTTTTGTCTTTCCAAAACTTTGTTAATAACCAAACTTTGTCTTCTAGTTCGTCTTTAACGCCTGATATAGTAGATGTATCGTTATCTCCTACTATCATATCTAGTTTTTCGTCTGGTAAGCCTTTTTCTTTAGCATATTCTCTTACAGATAAAACAGTTTTACGTTGTCTTACTAATATCCAAGGTTGTGCTTGAATTTCAGGATTGTTTTCGTCACCAAACATAATATCTGTATTCTTTATATCTATATCTATTGGTCTTTTATCTTTATAGTCAATATAATCTATTACTTGACCTACTATAGCGTTCTTCTTTGCCCACATCTTAACTTTATAGTCCATTTGGTCAAAGTCCCATATTTTACTAGCATATCTATTTAAACTAGAACATACATCTTGAGCACTTTCTATAAAGTCTTGATTATCCCCATTTTCTGGAGAATAGTTAATAGCAAATAAGTTCTCTGTTACAGTAGATGTCTTTTGTTTAATTATTTGCTTTATTATATTCAAACATACAGGCTCAACTGATTTAGATACTTTTAAACCGTTCCATTGGTCTCCTATATAAAATTTATTAAATATATCTGTATTAGTATATAATCCAATTCTTGTTAGATAATCTAATGACTTTTCATATAGTACCCAAGTGGCAGTCTTTTCTACTTCTTCTAAATCCATATTACCACTCCTCTTCTTCTTCTGGTACATCCTTTTGTCCTAACGATGTCCCGTTATAGTTATCTATATTCTCTAACATAATTCTTACAGGGTCTTCTATTTCTTCTTCTACTTTCTTTCTTCTTCTTTTGATTTTTATTGGCTTTATATCTTCTTTATTATTACCAATAAAATATCCAAACAAAAAAGAAATAATTAATAACAATATATAGATAGATAGAAATATCCCTATTATTATTATATTCATTATTTCTCCTTTTTCTTTGTTGTAGTTTTTCTAGTCTTCTTAGGTTTGCTAGTTTCTCTTATTAGTTCTGTTATTTCCTTAACTACTTGGTTTATTGCATTTGAAGAACCATACTTTTCTCTAAATGTTTTCTTTTTCATCTCGATAACTCCTTCCATACGTGTCTTCCACTTAATAATAAATCTAAATATTCTTGAACTCTTCTTTCTTGCTCTCTAATACAATAATCGTGTTCAAGTTCTAAATCTACTACATCAGCAAGTTGTCTCCACTCGCTTGATTTCCTCTTTTTATTAGGTTTTTGAGATATTGAACCTCTATTTGCTCTATTCCATACAACAACGAATTCCTCTATGCTATCGCAAGTTTTTAAACAATCGCATTGTTCTATGTGTTGAGCAACATCTTCCATAAGAGTATTCTCTGGAAATTTTACTACTAATTCGCTTTTTATACATTTTGTCCAGCAAGCAACGTTTAAATCTTTAACTAAATCTTGTGGACTATTTCTTTTTAACTTGAAGAATTTATAATTACCATCATAAATTATGTATGGTAATGTGACACAGTCGGCTTTTGTCTTTTCACATTTGTCGTGAATTGTGGCAAATATATCATTAGAATAAAACCAATCGTCACAATCTAAAAACAAAGTATATTTAGATTTGATTGGATATTCTATACCAACATTTCTTCCTCCCCCGTTATATCTCTTTCTATCATTCTCGATTAGCGATATTCTTTTATCGTTCTTCATATATTCTCTAATTATTTTTACAGAATTATCTGTACTCATATCATCAACTATGATTAAATCAAAGTCTTTAAAACTTTGGTTTAAGATACTTGATAGCGTTTTCTTTATAAATTTCTCACTATTATAATTAGGTATTATCACTTTAAAATAACTCATCCTAACAACTCCTTATATAACTCATCACTTGAAGGTGGAGTATATTTTACTTTTTTAACGTTTAATAACTCACTTACATCTGGTCCGTTTAGTTCCCAGTCATAAAACAAAGCATTATCTTCGCTTATTCCTATCTCTCTAAACACAGGCAAATCAGTTAATACCACAGGAGTCCCTAAAATTAAACATTCTACAGGAAATAAGCCATATGACTCTAGTTTAGAAAATTCAATACCCCAATCACATTCTGCTATTATTGAGGATAAATCTAATCTAGGCTTCATAAATACCATATTAGGTGAGTGATATTCTGGTTCCTCGTCTGTAAAAACGAACCATATATATCTTATTCCCTTTTTATCTAATCTATCAGCGAAGTCTAACATTTGTTGGTTTCCTTTTGTTTTAGCCCAACGACACGCTGTTATTAACTTTAAAACCTTCTCTGGTTTATCTATTTCTACAGGATTATATAGAGTTACTATATCTCCTAACATTCTTTTCTTACAACTATCTCTACAATAATCAGAAACAGCAAAATTACCATCTAATTCTGGTATCTCAAATACTTCTTGATTGTTAGCGTCGCCATAACATACGTGGTTAATTAAATATCTTTTATCTGCCATACGGTATAAATCCATATCTATGAAAACCGGTGCTCCAAAGATTATCTTATTACAATGGAACTCTTGACCTGTATATTGTATTAAATTAGCCACTTTCTCTAATCTTTCTAATTGTTCTTTATCTCCAAAGTTATATAGAACAGTTATTTGTCCTACATTATACTTCTTACAAGTATAATAAGTCCAAGTTTCTATTCCTCCTATTTTGGAGAAATTTTTTATATAAATAACGACGTCTAAATCTAAAACGTCGTATTTATCTCTAAAATGTTTTTTCATACTACCACTATCTCTTCTCCAACATCATATTGTTTAGGCTGTTCCATCTTGCCAAAGAACCCTTCTTTAATCTTAGTTTCTTCACTTTTTCTAGGTCTACTTACACAGAAATATCTTAAAGCGTCACATATATGGGTAATATCGTGAGGTTCTGTTGAAGCGTCACTAGGGTCTTTATCATCGTGTTGTAATAATGGTAAACAATGAATTAAATTCTTACAATTACTAAATATTACTATATCAGATACTTCTATAGGTTCACCAGTTTGTTCGTGGCGAACTTTCTTGACTTTTAACCACTCTTTAACGGCTAACCATCCTGCAACTCTTGCATTTGAGGCTTTAGATAATGTTAATCCGTTCTTTCTAAATATTTCAGCAGTTGATTGTCCTGTATCTCTATTTCTACTCCATAAATCTGGAGGAGCAATAATTGCTTTATAATCTCTTTTCCTCATTCTACTTTTTAAAGTATTAGAAGCCTCAGATACTATTAAGTTATCTTTATGTATTTCATCATAAACATAAGCCTTACCTTTTGTATCTATAGCAATAAATAATACCGCAAACATATCTAAACCATAGTCGAAAGCAATATATCTATTCCAAGAATTAGGTAATTCAAAAGGTTCTGTAACGTGGACATCTCTTCTAAATTCAGGAAAGAATTGTCCGTCATAAACATCCCAATTACCATATAACATTGCTTGTTTACGGTCTTCTGGTAAATTCTCTAATACTCTAACATAGTTAGGGTCGTGTTCCATTAAATATTTATTTTCATAAACATTAGATGGAATAAATAAATAATCATCTGGGTTTTCTGTTCCCCTATAATCTCTATCTATAAATAATCTCTTAACCCAAGCGTGTCCTACACCTCCAGGGTTACAAGTAAAATACATTCTTGGAGTAAAGCCAGTTATATTACCGCTTAAACGGTTAGACTCTGTTAATGCTTGAAATTGGAACTCTGTAAAAAGAGTTGCTTCTTCCATTGTTATTACTTCATATGCTTGTCCTTGATATTGTAATACATCAGTCTCTTTATCACAATAACCTAAGACTATTCTTGAGCCATTTGGGAACTTAAATTCTTTAGTAGACTCTTTATACTCAGCAATTCTATTTTGCTTTTGTTGACATCTTAAAAGGCTTTGTAATTGGTTTATATGGTTCTCTCTTAACTCAGGTAAAGTTCTTCTTAATAAAAGTATTTGTATTCCGGGATAATAAAGAGCAAGAAGTACCATCTTTATTCTTGATACGTGGGATTTCCCACCACCTCTTGCTCCGCCATAACAAATATATTTATTAGTCGCTTTACAAAACTCTATTTGCTTTGGATATAAAGTTCCTAAATCTAATTCCATTATTTAGATAATTCCTCTAATCCTTCTAATTTAACTATTACAGCAGAGTTTTGTGTTGCTTCACCTCTCATTAAGGCTCCTTTATCGTGTAGTATTCCATAAGCCATTGAAGCCTCTTTTAAACTTTCAGTTGTATCTAATAACTCGTCAACTTTATCTAATGCTTTTTGCGTTGTATGAGCGTTTTGCATTATCATCATTTGCTTATTTCTCATAAGAAATGCGTCTAACATCTTATTGTATTGCTCTGGATTGTCTTCTATCCATTTCTTTATTACTTGTGTAGCAGATTTCCTGTTTACTCCACTTTCCTCTGATACTCTTGTATAATTGCCGTATTCTACCCATAAAGTAACTAATTCTATAGCCCTTGCTGGTCCTATATTCTTCATTCCTTTTGGTCTCCCTTTACGACTCCCAAAATTATTTCCTTCTTGAAATGTCATTATTACATCTCCTTATTCTTAATAAGCACTACCTAATAGGTATGACTTAAGGTTAGATTTAATGAAAAAATGGTTGATTGCTATTTATCAAAGTTTCTCATACCTACTAGGTACTACCGATTAAGGTAGCACATTGTTGATAAACTCAATTTATAGTGTTGAGCGTCCACTTTGCCTATTACTTGATAGTAATAAAATAAGAACTTCTAGTGTTTTTAATAAGCACCATAGAATAGATAAAAAAAACTATTAAATAAGTTTAAAGAGAAATTTCAAGTTTATTTTATCTACTCTATGCTACCTATTAAATGAATAACAGGTAACGCCAACTAAGTTTCCAATAGGTAATTCCGTAAAGGCTTCCCATAATGATATGCCAAACTTTTCTTTTCCTTTACATACCTGCATACTTGGTATTTACCTATTGCACTAATTAAATGTGCTTATACCCTAGGATTAAGAACATATAGTTCTCTAATAAGCACTGTAGAACAGATAACGGGAGAATTGATTTAAGTTTCTCTTTTAAGGATTGTTGTGATTGCGAACATAATGAATAGCACTGTTATCTGCTCTACACTACCTATTACAGTAGTGCCGAATAATGAAAAAATTATGCGGTAGATGTAAGATTTGCACTTACTTGTTTTACTATTATCTACCATATTGCTTATATTGTCAATCCCAGTTTGTTTTTAAAAAAATTTTTTTGGGATAGGGTGTTTGTGATGGAAACGTTTGTAGGGTAAACGTTTGTTTGAATATATATATTATACAGTCTCCCTCGATAACCGCTCCCTCTATTGTCGGGTATACCGCCCCCCCCTCTTGCGTGTATGCGTAGGCGTGCATAATGCGTGCGGATGTGCGTGCGTACGTGGGGGTGTATGCTTGCGTATGCGTGCGTTTGTGACACGATACGTGGCAACGGGTGTATATGTTTTCACGTTCATTTGTTGCTTGCTTGTCTTGATTTGTTACGACGTTCACGAGTTCGTACGTACGTGTGCTATGCGTATAT